CTCATAAAATTTTGTTTCAGTAACGGCAAAGGCCCTTCCATTGTTGCTATGAAGGGCAAGGACCGGATCGGTAGAGAGGGTTGTGTAAAGAGAGAGGCCTGGGGCGTTTATGATATTGAATTTATACTTTCCACCTGTGCTCTCTCGGGGGTACACGTTTACAAGCTGCTCGCTACCGGATATATCCTGCTCGCCGGTGGTAGTGGTCATGGGGATTTCGATTTGACGTGACATTATGGGCCCTGGCATTATGGGCCCTGGTTGATTATGTAGGTGCCGAACCCTTTATGACGGTTGGAGATCGCGATATCAATTTTGGATACCAGATCACGGTAATTCGAGCGCTTAATAATCTTCTTGCTGGTCACTGCCTGGGTGGCGAGTAGGGCGCCTAGGTCTTTTCCGAACCTCGGGGCAAGCTCAAGGTTAAGATTCAATCGTAGGGCTCTCTCGTAGCCAGGAGGGAGGTTGATTTCCTCAGTTAGGCCGATCATAGGTAAGAGGGCTTCGAGGGGCTGGACGACCTCAAGGTGAAGTATTTCATTATCGTAGGGGATCGACTCGAGGATGATTGTATCAAGAGGCCACCCTTTGCGGAGATAATAGCGGGAGGGCCGGGATACATTGGTTTTGCGGCTTATCCCTGCCCAGGTCGCATTGTCCATTGATTCAAGAAAATAATCGGTACCGGTGTTGTCTCGGATAAATGCGGTAAGGATTCTCTCGGGGCGGGGCGTCTCGATATGGGTATCAGGCGGAGAACCCCCGGGATAGATACCTATGGTATAAACGCTCTCCCCATCGACAAAGGTCTTGGTGACGACGTTGACAGCAGGGATGAGCAGAGTTTCCCCTGCCCATCCACTGACCATCTGGCGCAGTACTTCTAGGCCGTCATTCCCCTCGTCGGGGGGCAATGGCTCACCAGCCGCAAGAACATTTATATCAAACAGCGAGTTTCTTATAATACTTCCTACGGTGACGGTCATTGCTTTTTACTGCCTCTGCTCTGCGTCGATCGCTTCGGTGATATTCTTAATCATGTTGGCTTCACTCATGTTCATAGTGAGCTTTTTATTGATACGGAGCTTGGCGTATTCGACGAGCTCGAGCTTGGTGAGATCGGTAGGATTCTTGAAGAATACCTCTTCATAGTTGGCCATACGCTCATTGGCGGTGAGGGGTACCGGTGCGTCGACGGGATTGGCCTCTTTGTATTCCTCAACGGCAGCAAGCTTGCCCTTGTTGATTTCGGCCTCAAGCTCTGAGCCGGTCATAACGAGAAAGCCCTCGCCTTTAATCTTGGCGATAAGGTCCTCAATACTGAGGGTTTCAGCCACTTCTTTGGTAATTTCGGGGGCTGCTGCCTTCTTGAAATCGGCGGGGGTATCAACCCATCCGGCATCTTGGAGCTTGTGCCTGTCTTCTTTGTCGAGGTCGAAAATCTGGCCCTCTGGACAATCTTTGTGATAGAGCCATTTCATTGAACTTACTACTTTTTTGTTTTTCATTTAGACCTCATTTGTAAAGCTTTGAAAAAAGGGCCGCCCCCCGAAGGAGACGACCCGAACAGGGTAAATCTATAGGCTTATAAAGCCTGACCCCAGAGGCGCATTGCCAGCTCGGGGTAGATCAACTTGGTACCCCAAAGGGCATCAATACGGTGGATCTCTGACTGCTGAGTGATGTCATAGGCACCAGTCATAGTCAAAGAAAGGCCAGTTTGAGGATCACGAACACGCTCTTTTACAACAGCGGTTTCGGGAAGCTCAAAATCAATCATTGCCAAGGCGATTGCGTCGCGTTGGAACAAGTAATTCTGCTCGTATTCGGTGTTTGCGACACCGAGAACGGTAACGGCGGCACCATCGACGGGCAGATCAGAAACACTCTGGTAACCAGCGGAGGAGATAGTATCTCCAGCGGCGTTCTGGACGGTGCCGTTTCCATCGTTGAGCTCGGGGCTCACGGTAACAGCGACATCGCCAGAGCCGTCGGTATCGACATCAGCCTGGACCACGAACTCTTGAAGAATACCAGTGGAGGTATAATTCTGAGGATTGACACCGAAAACACCGGCGACGGTGATGACATCACCGGCAAGCAAAAAGTCGGTAGTGGTGAGAGATCCGCCCTTGATGTTGATGATTGAGCCATTGATACCAGCTCCATCATTAAGGGGGGTTCCGCCATGGTCGCCCACGGTATGAGTGGGGATATTCTGCGACTCGTAGGTATCGTAGTTGGATACGGTACCGCGATAGTTCTTGGTGTAAGAACCTTTTACCATGCCCTCATTGAAGAGCTTGGTTACCTGGTCAGACAACTGAGCGCAGGTGAAGGGGTTCAGGACAGAGCGGCGCATTGCCATGGGCACTGCATAAGTGGTCTGTTTCGCACCAGCATTTGCAAAGTCAATGAAAGCACCGGGACGGGTACCGATACCACCGGCAGCCAAAGAACTGTGGAAAGCGTTCTTGAGGGTCAAGAGCTGAGAGCGATCGATAGCATTTGCAAGACCGATAATACCAGTCTTAAGGTAGCGTTCGCTGAACTGCTTGATACTGAGGCGCTTGTCCTTGGCGGTGTACTCGAGGGCGAAATGCTCCTGATTGGAGATTTCCAGAGTAGTGGTTTTGTCGAGCATGGGCTGTTTGACCAGCACACGACCGGACGCGGTTTTGGCGCGGAAAGGAAGTTTGATCTGGATAGAATCACCCACCTTACCGAACTCTTGTTCATAGTTACGGTGCACCAGGGGTGCCATAACCAATTCATTCTTAAGCAAGCGCAGCGCTTCGTTAGCGATGATTGAGCTTGTTAAGAGACTATTTTTCTGATCAGCCATAATGGCTCCTTATAGTTTTAGGAATTCCAGCCTGTGCCGGCCTTATCCTTCTCGTTGTATTTAGCTTCGTGCTCGGCAAAGGACAATTCAGAATCCTCCTTTGTCTGAGCATCAGACCCGCCTAAAGGCTTTATAGGATCTGGGGCGTTACTTACTTCGGTAGGCTTTTTTGGCTTTTTAGCCGCAGGAGCCATGTCTAGCTTTGCGATTGCTCGCGCTACCTGGGCGGGGGATTGGCCCGCTATTTTTTCGGCAAGCTCGGTATCGCTACCAAGGGCATACGCTACCTTGGCAACATCGTCACATTCTGCCAGGGCCTCTAACATCACGCCCGTCACTATCAGATCTTTGTTCTCGAAGACAACTGCTTTAAAATCGTCCGGTTTTCCCTCGGCATTAGCCAAGTTCTCCTGCACAAATTCATGAGCCGTCTTCTGCGAATCAGAAAGCTTGTCCTCTACGGGCTTTTCTGGTGCCTTTTCAGTCTTTTTAGGTGCGGGAGTTTCCCCCTTGGCCTCTTCAAACTTCGCATCAGCTTCCAAAAATGCCTCGTAATCATCCGGAAAATCTTCCTCTTTCGGCGCGACCTTCGCCTTGGTAGGCTTGGCCTGTTTTGCTTTCAACTCGTCGTTTTCACGTTGTAACGCCTCGTTTTTACGGGACGTTTCGCTGTTCTTACGAGTCAACTTATCGATACGTTTTTGAGTCTTACTCTTGCCCTTTTTCTCGGCTTCGGCTGGCTCGGCGGGTGTATCTTTCCCGGGGGTATCGGTTGGTTTAACAGCGCTTTCCTCTTCACCTTCCTTGGGAGTGGCCGCTCCTTCTGGCTTAGCTACCTCCTTCACCTCTTCAGGCTCGGGGGCGTCGCTATGGGTAGAGATAAAGTGCTCTGTACCGTCCAATGGTTTTTCCTCTTTTACAACTGTTTTAGCTGGTTCCTGTTCTGCCATCTGCGTTCCCTTTCAATGAAACGATATTTTGCCTTGTGAAGGCCACAAGTAGCCTACTGCTAGTATATCCATACTGCCTAATTATGCAACTGCTAGGCCGCGTTACTGCTCATAATCTCCGCGAGTGCCTGGGCTACATAGCCCTTGACCTCTGCAGCTGCCTTATTGCCGGCGTCTGCTTCGCGGGTGATCTTCTCAAGATTTACCTTTGCCGCTTCGGTTTCGAGTTGAGCCTTGATAATATTGATCTTGGCTATCTCCGCCTCTGATTCAGCCTTTGCAATATCCGCTTGAGCAGTAGCCGCAGCCGCCTGTTGCTCTGGGCTGGGTGGTGGAGGCTCGGGCATATCCTTGGAGTCCTTCTCCCTTTCATCTTGGGTGAGCACATTGGGAGGAATAATCTTCCTGAGTCTCGCGGCAATGGCATCAGCACCAGGCCAGTCCATATTAAGGGCGATAAGATCCGCCATGACCTCCGCAGCCTGTGGCACTGCCTGGGCAAACTGTATCATAGTTTCAGCGGCTTCTTGTCGCTGTGTGGCGAAAGCTGGGCCTGTAGTAACGACTACATCGTATTTTCCGACACCCAGATCGTTGATGGTTACCCATTCCCCGGTCTGCTCGTCCTGGATCTTCTCGTTTAACATTACAAAATCGTCCGTATCATCAGCGTGCATAATACGAACTACCCGCTCTGTATCGTAAATGGTGGGTATCATCTCGACCAAGAGCTTGGCGATACGTCTGATTGACTTTGAAAGATTGTCGGTAAAGGCAAAATTCGCAGTGCCTCCCTGCTGTTGCCTTGCGAGAATAGCCTTGCCGCTTACCTCTTTGCCCTGCTGGCCTAGCTGGGCCTCGTGCATACCCATGGTGCCCTTGATCTTCTCGACTGAGTTCTGGCCCATGGCCATCTCTGCAGTGGGTGGGATAGCTGGCTGTTGTCGCTGGGGGCCTCGATCGCCGGGCCCTGCCTGATTGTAGGTGAGAATCGAATGATTTTTGGTGTTAGCCGTCTCCCAAATATCTTCATAGCCCTCTATTTGCTCTGCGGTACCTACAAAAGGAGCCTTGGGAGCAAGGGCGATACTCTCGGTAGCCGCTGAATCCCAGTAGTTTGCCATACGCTGAGAGTCTTTTGAAAACCGGATAAGGCCGCGGAATGTGGTATAATCCTTAATAGTAAGGGCTTTTCCCCAAACCGGAACGATAGGAATAGTGGTTGTGGGAAACTCGATCGGGCCTTCTAAAACGCTGTGGCCGGTGATCTTGCGCCAAACTACCTTGAAAGAGTCGACCTTTCTCTTGGCCACAACGGTGGTACCCTTATCCGCCAGCTCGTCCTCGATTTTCTGGAAATCGTCGTCATATTCGACAATCCGCTGATCGCTGAGCATGGCCATTTCGATCTTGATAGGCTCCCGGGTGAAGTACTCCGTTACCGTTACCTCTCCCTCTGAATACCAGTTGCTTACCTCTCCTTGGCCATAATCGCCGCCAATAGCATCATCTGCGGTGGCATCGGGATATAGCTCCTCGAACTTGTCCCGGGGCATTTTCTCATGGATAAAACACCAATTCATGTCAGATTTATCCCGCTTTTTGGCAGAGGGATCCATAACGACGCTGAACTGATTTGATACGTGACTGATGATAATATCTTGATAAAAGGAATCTTTTTGGTATTCGGTGAGCACTCGGAGGAATCCAAAGCCGGATTCTACCGCGGCCTGAAAGGCAATGTCATAGGAGGTTTCAGCATCGCAGGAGTACTCGATATTTTTAATCAAACCGGTTAGAACTTCGGCGAGCTCATACGTATTTTTCCCGGCAATATTGGGGATCTTCAATGATTCGTTATCCTCAGTACGCTGCATGTCGGTAGAGTTTATCTTGATAGAGGGGCGATTCTGGCGCTGTTCACCTAACACCTGGTCCACAAAGGTGGGGAGAACGTTATTTGTGAGGCATGGGCGGCTCTCGGCTTCCCGGTCGGTCTTGGCCTGGGGGTCCCACTGTTTGCCGGACAGGAAAGTTAGGTCGTCCGAGGCTTCTAGCCAGTTGGGGGACCAGTATGTCTGGCCGTCGGTTAGTCTCTTCCGGGCCTTCTTTAGAAGGGCGTCGACTTGTTCCTTGGCTTTGATTTTTTTCTTCTTTGCCATACTTAAACCTCTTGATTAAATTTACTTATTTCTGACTTTAAGTCTTTCATATTGCTCACGTAAACAGTCTTTTGCTTCTGAGTACTGTCGTTAAATATAGCATACTCATAATTTAGATGCCCTAAATTATAGCCTTTGGCCTCAAAATGTACATCGCCAATATCACCGTAGGTTTTCATTATCATCCCGCCATCCAAGCGCCGCCCGATCGAGGGGGTGGCCTGTTTGGTTTGGGTTTCTTCTTGAGCTTGGTCAAATTCTCATACTCGATACACATCGCCCCGAAGGAGTCCGCGCCATGACTCGACCAGTCGTGATTTGGGCCAAGCCCTACATCTCTCTTGGCGTCCTTCTTTTCGTGGTAACAGCCGATAGCGGTTAAGCCAGCCTTGCACTTTTTCTTGTCGATATAGATATTGGGGAAAACTCTCCTCACAGCCTCTATTCGTAAACTCGCAGCACCGGCCCCGGGGTTTGGCATGATCTCAGTCTTAAACCCCGCTTTAATGAGGGCGGATTGATATGTTACACGTGAAACCTTTTCGTGGTTCACTCCATCATGGGGGAGATGCATCATTGCCTTCTCGTAATCGTTATCTATCAACCATTTTACATGCTCTCCAAGCTCTTGGCCTATGGCTTCTCGGTAATTAATCACCCGAAGCTCTTTGCCTATGAACTGAGCTATCCAGATTGTACAGGCGTCGGCCCTTGCGCCGGTGCCGCCAATGTCCCAAAAAGCATGGGTACTCATTAGCGGATCACGCGCGACGTGGCCTATGCGGCTCTCTGTCTTTGCATCGTTGATCTTTTTGGCAAAGTATGCGCCCTTAACCATTGTGATATAACCGCCGCCCCAGTGATGGTCGTACCCGTCTGGATCATCTCTAAGCCAATCGATGCGCTCTTGCTCGAGTATCTCGGGAAACCATGGATTATCCTGCCAGTTTGCCTCGACCACAATAGAGTCGGTCGGGACGTTTTCGCCCCTAAAGAGCGCGTCGACTGGATCCGTTTCCCTCCGTGGGTTCCAGGTAAACCATATCTCAGCCCCGCAGTCCTCTATTCCTGAGTCTCGTATTGTGGGGCGCAATAGCTCGAGAGAGTATGCCGATAGGGTTTGAGCCTCTTCTACCCAAGCCCTGCCGAAACCCTCGAGGGATTTGATAGAAACGGCTGTAGAGTCCTGCATACCCTGAAAGGTAATGATTCCGTCTCCCGGGGTTTGGATCACCTCGTTAAATATTTTAAAGCCGGATCTATGTAGATTGTACTTCTTAATCTTATCCTCAAGTAGCCTCTTGGATGATTCCTTGAGGGTTTTCTGCACTTCGCGGATACAGACAGAGCGGAGCCCCTTCCAGTCGAGATGGTCAAGGATAAGATTTTCCCCGAAGAAATGAGACTTTCCAGAGCCACGGCCACCATGGGCAGCCTTATAGCGGCTCTGTCTGAGAAGAGGATGGAATACCCTGGCTGTCTCTACGATCATTCGGGGACTGTCTCACCCTTCGCCGGATCGACAAGAACCCGAGTAATTCTGGTCTCAATCTCCCCCCCATCCTTCCCAGTATGCTCGTATTTCTGCGCGGCATCCCAGCCTTCCATGGCGGCAAGCTGCTTGAGAGCTGCCACCTGGTCGTGAATCTCCATTTTAGTGCCGTTGGCTGTATTGCTGATTCCCTTGACGATAGCGGCAATCTCTGGGGTCATGGCTGCGATATTCTTAATGGTCCAGATAGTCTCGAATACCTGCTCCCCGGTCTTCCGGTCGAACTGCTCATTGCCGTTTATATCAGTGCGGGGGACTTCGTGAAAGGCAATAACATCAGTAATCTTAGCCCGGGCAATATTCGTGAGCATCCCCAGGGCCTCCTCGCGATCCATAATGGCCTTGGTTTCTGTGCGCTCCATGAGTAGCTCGATATAATCCTGCACATCTTGGCGCTTCAAAATGTTTGCGGTGGCCTGAGATGGGGTCTTGGAGGTGCCTCCTGCCAGCTTGTAGGCCTCTTCCCTGCTCAATCCTGAGATGAACATAAGGCAAAATTGCCTGTGTAGCTCTTTCATCTTCACCCCAGGGCGGGGCGGGGGCTTGTCGTTTGGTAATGCCATAAATCTCCTGTTCTTAGTTAATCTAGGTAAATCTTGTTCACGTCGAGGCGTTTCATAATGTTTCGGATTAGTGTATCTCTCTCTCCTGCTTCACGCTCTAGTTGGTCGATCTTGAGGAGCAGAAGGGGTACAAGCTTACTCTGATCTACTCCGGCGGGTGTTACTTTATGTTCAACTTTCTTTTTGACAGTGACAGTCTCGTACTGCTCTTTGCCATCCTTGAGAATCGCTTTACCGTTGTCGTCAACGATAAGTTGTTGAATCTCGGTATCTTCCATGGTGGTCTTGTAGACTTCGCCGATTTCCTTGTCTCGGGGGCCTTCACCTTCGACCCCGCCGCCACAAGATAATCTTGCATCAATCAGCTTGTGGGCGTCGAAGCCTAAAACCTCTTTGGTGGGATCGCCTTTGAAAGTGAAGAATAACAATGCCTCGCGAGCTTTGATAAACTCAGAATTAAGCCTCTCCTCTCTCATCATCTCAAGGAACTTTTTAAGCCTTGGATCACAAGAAGTAGCGTATATTGTAGCTGTGCCGTTCGTTTGAATTGATCCTACAAGTCCATTAGGGTTGTAAAAAAAGTTATGCGCTGTTGCCGTTGAAGATGTTGTGGAAGTTCTTATTTTTCCAAAATTATCAAACATAGCACCATCAACCGCCCCCGTAGTAATATCGGAGGGGACAGAAGATGGGCCTGTTATAATGCCGTTGTCTTTGATTAGAAAAGCCCAGTCACCACCACTCGAACGCTTAATGCCAAAATAATCACTTGTTGTAGCGAGCCTGAACCCGACTACATTTGTTTGAGTTATTACATCAGCGACCTTAGTACCGTTTGAGCTAAGGTTTATTAATGAGGTTTCTGACGTTGCGCTTGACCCCAACGCCAAAACCTTATCATCCCCCAGCGTAATGTCCCCCAGCGTCCCATCATTATTAATCAGCAGAGCATCGACCCAGGCCAGTATTTCGCTATCAGCAACGCCAGTAATAGCGGTCTGGAATAACATGGTCCCGGTTGTTGGGTTCATTATCATTCGAGTTGCATAGCCATCTTTTATTCTTTTGTCATCAGTGGCGACGTTGTACCAATTGCTACTGAACACCACTACCCCGGAGCTCACCTCTACAAGAGTGCCCATCTCGCCTAAATCGAGTCTGCTTTTGTAGGTGGCTCCGGGCGTCCAGACTCTTACCGGGAAGCCGATAGATTCTGGCTCTGATCCCCACTCGTAGGACTCAAGCCCTGTCTCTCCTGCATTTACGCGCATGAGGTACGTAGCGAGTCCCGTATAGGCTGAGGGCGTGTCGGTGAGTCCAGTAAAGGACGTTACGCCACCACCACCACCACCTCCGCCTGCACTGGTATTAGGTATCTGCCCGCGCAGATCTTCGGTATCGTAAAGACTCCATACTCCGGCATTATCAACAAATGTAAATCTGGCTATGAGGAATCCTACGCCCTGAAAGTCTTTGGGTATTGCATAAACCGCTTGGTTTGTCGCGTCGTCTACGGCTACTTCAGGAAAATTCTTGCTGAAAGTTCCGAGGGGCATATTGGCCATGAGGTGCGAGGGCTGATTCCCCTTGTTGAGTACTCCCCATACCACGACGCTGAATGAGGTATTTAAAAGGGCTGCGCCGCTCGCGTCGGTCGTGATGTCGCTTAGGTCGCTGACTTCCCGGTACGCGGTACCCGAGTCGTTTACAACGTGAATAGTATCGACTACCTCCCCGTCGGACGTGGCGTCAGGGATCGCCTCTTCTACCGTGATGATGAAATTGGGTGAGCTGAACAGAGTTGAGGCCACGGTATACATTCCATCGTTACCGGTAGACCCGCTAATCTTTAATATTCGACCAGTGGGGAAAGAGCCTGTTAAATCGCCGTCGTCTGAGATAGTGATGGTCTTTGATCCGGTTGATATCGCATCGATGGTGTATGGAGTAGTGTCCAAGATAGGGAAGTCCTGTCTGTGGAGTTGATACGCGACTCCTGCGGTATTTTTGACAGCAACGTATCCGCCGCCACCAACAACCACTGAGCCCTCGACGCCTGAGTCCCACTTGGTATCGTTCTGGCGCATCCGGGCGGTAATGTGTGACAAATGGCCTTGGAAGGTAGAGGTGCTCTCTATGTGGTCGTTCCAGTTCTGATTGCGCAGGGCTCCATCAAGTTTTGTAGCGGCTGCACTGCGTAGCACTATCTGGGCCACTTTGATATGCTCTACATTAGACGGCCAATCGGACGTCGAGACGGTTAAGTCCTTAGTGCTTTTTGGGATATATACATAATTTGCCTGTGGTATAGCGTCTGATCCGGCAGTCAAAACGATGTCAATGGCCGGGGAAGTATCGAGCATTGTAAAGCCATCTGAAAGCATCATGGTCATATCGGGATGACCGTTGCTTGGGGAGAGTGACCCAGTAATGGTCGCGCCATCTGAGGACACCAGGAAGTCAAAAGACTCGCGAAAGGTTCCATTCCAGAAATTTACAATAGTGTCACGGGGATTCCCCTTTATTTCAATAGTCAATTCCCCATCGAATACACCTGGGCCACTCGAGGGCTTGGAGATAACCCCTACTTGGATAGCGTAATCTGGAAATTCTGGCTTGGTAGTGGTCAATCCTCCGAGGGTATTTGCACTCACATAGAGGATGAATCCACCGCCGGGAATGGTCGTGGTGTCAATATCTGTAACAACTCCGAAGTTCATACAGATACCATACCCACCTATCGGTACATCCATAGCGGTTATACAGACCCCTGCCTCTATTTTGGTGTGGTCCTCCGCGTCTGCGAGGTCCGCTGATATCTTGGTGTTGAAGAGGGCAACGCCATAGACCGCGGATCCAGCTTTGATAATTGAGGCGGTGTCATTATATACGATGGTGGCCAATGTTTGGCTCGTTGAATAGATAGGGCCATCACCGGAGGCAATTTGTAGGGTTTTATCCAGAGCGTTCCAGAAGCAAGTGCCGGCGGCTGAGCTGGGGGTTATGGGGACGGTTGAAAAGGTGACGGTATTAAATACTGGATTCTCGTCAAACAAATGGTTCTCAATCTTGAGCCATCCCGCAGCAGTTTTCACCGCGAGATCACCAACGAGCCAGCTATCAATGCCGCCCAGGTCGGTTGACCCCGCAACAGATACGCGCCAGGTGTAGCCTGTGACAGTGGTCCCAGTGATATCAGGATCATTCGTATCAGCATCCCATGGGCCCTGCAGTATCATAGCTCCGCCAGTATCAGCCCCGGGTAACTTAGTCCATCCACCGTCAATCTTAATAGCCCAATCGCCTATCGCCCAGTTGTTTATCCCGCCCAGGTCGGTAGTTCCTGCAGCTGTGACAACCCATGAAAATCCGGTTGTGGTTGTGCCGGTGATATCTGGGTCATTTATGTTTGCATCCCAGCCGCCTTGGAGTATAAGATTTTTGAAGTTGTCATTGCCTAGCATTTTATGTGTCCTCGGTTGGATAATTGTCTGGATTGCTATAATTAGCATAGAAGGGGATTAGGTACTTGCCATCACCCGAGCGGTATTTCTCGTTACTCCACGCGGTAGTATTGAGCGTGTGCCCAGGGTTCTCGTTGTGATCCGCCAAAAACTGATCACAGACTCCCTGGCGGCATGCATCAGACTCTTCCTGAGTGCTCACTACGTATTTTTTTACCGTTACTCGCGACATTTAGACTCCTACGCCACCAGTGGTGGGGCGGTTTTGTATGGGTGGCCGATGGGCAGCTTTGCCTCTAGTCCCCATTTCCAGGCAAGATAACCCTCTATTCTTTGACGGATATCGGTTGTTACTGATCCGACGATGATTACCACCTCGGCGATGGATCCCGCATACGTCAGTGCTGATAAATCAGGGCCACCGAGTAGCAATGGTTCCGTTATCCCCGCCATTGGTCCTGTGGGGTTGGTGAGCACACCCTTGTCTTCACCAAAAATCCACGCCTGAGACCCGGGGTTTTGAATCTGGGTAGTAGTCAGCAGGGGGTCGAGATTACCAACGGCAGCATAATCCCAAAATGTTGAGCCTAACGACGCACTCTGGGTACCCCAAGATGGGTCAGTGTCTGCTCTACCCATATCGAAATTACCATCTTGGTTTGCATTGCCGGTACATGCCAGAAACCTGTTTTCCGTAGTAAATGACTCTGCGTCAGTGACCGCGAAGATGGTAAAATCAGTGTTATTCAACCATGTAGCCCCGAGAGCGGTGTGCATCCGGTCTAAGGAACCATCAAGATGAACCGTATTGAGTCCGTTAAGGGATGTGCTGCCAGTTGTAGGCTGCTCGGAGCCTAACGTTTGCAGCATATGTCTCAGTTCACCGCTCTTATCATCCCAGCGGAAAACCTTCCCAGCACCATCATGGATCGTAAGGGCGTCATCGCCGTCAATCCAAAAAGCAGTGGTGGTCTCCGAGGGCGTCCAGAGTTCAGCGCCCTGTCGTGCCCACCAGCCTTTCATCAGCTTACCGCTCCAAAATGGGCTACGATTTACGGGGTACAGCCCTGGGGGATACTCTCCAAGTCCCATTTACCACTCGATAAGTGTTATTAATGACTCGTTGAGTTGGCCGCCACCTGGAGCGATGCGTACCCAAAGGCCGACGGTGCCAACATATGGATCGCCTTCACGATGCGCATAAATTTTACCGTGATCCTCTTCGGTTCCGGGGTCTGCCACCTGTTCTCGGACTAGGATATCCTCCCCACAAATATTTTGGATTAGCCCAGAGGTGCCTCCAACCTGAATCTGAGTCCAAGCTGCTCTTTTAATGATTGGTGTAGTGGTTCCTGCGGCCATGGTCGGCTCCTATTAGGTTTTAAAATCAATTGATACACCTAATATAGTGCGGATTCGCTCGTTTGGCAATAGGAAGTGGTGTTTATGGCCTGGTGGGAGGGTATATAGACTTGATAATGTACTTGCCTTCGCTCTTCTTTATCTCCAAAGCTTCGTCCGTATCCCACAGATATCCCGTCAATCGGTCGATTACAACCTCTCTTGTACATGCGCACAGAACACAAAGGGTATCAATCTGGTTTGCTATCACTGCGTATTCCTGGTCTTTACGGTCCATCATTTCTCCTAAAGCGCCCCGCAGCCGGTTAGGGCTGGGGGCTGGGTTGGTTAATCGTGCGACGAGCTCTCAAACTCTAAATCGATCTCTAATACCCGGGCTTTAGCTATGTACATGAAGAGTTTTCCGGTAAGGTCTATGTCTTTGCACTGCATGACACTCTCTCTTAACTCCTCCAATTCCTCGCTCAACTTCATCAATCCGCCTTTCTCATTACTGCGCCGAGGATTTTGGCTTTAACATACATAGTCGTATAGGTTTCGCTCGAAAGGTTCTTTTTATGAGTAAACCAATTTGGAGTATTCATCAAGTGGACTGTCCCGTCCCCTGCTTTTACGGCGAAGGCGTGGAAAAGATTGCCGAGTTCATTAGGGGAGGCTGTTCTATATTCACCGTCTGGCGCACGGTAACTAGCGTGGGCAAATGCGCCGTCCCCTATCCCATACTCCCACAACTCGCACCCCTCCGGCATCCATTCGGGGGTTTTACCGGGGTCTTCGGTGGTGTATGACTTAGTGTTTGTATCTACACTTTGCATCATTATATGCTGAACATCGGCATTGATATGGTCTGCATATACAAAGCAAGCCTCTACCTCGATCATTTCTTTAGTAGCCCATCTCCCGACATACGCGCCACTCACAGCCTTTACCCAAACAGGTATCAACTCAATTTCCGCTTTAATTTTCTCAGTCATATACTATCATCTCCTATCTATTCCCACTTATTAAAAAAACCGTGCAGTATCGCACACTATTATACAGCCTCTACTTGTTTGAGCAGTGTTCAGGTGAGTACATTCAGTCGCCAAAGTCCCTGGCGCTTATCTCAAAGACGTTCATTAGATGCGCGATAACTTCCCTTGCCTCGCCCTCGTCCATGTCACCGTGATAGAACATCTCGACACATCTTTCATGATTAAGGTCGCTTATACACCCTATCCCTATATTCACACCCATTCCGTCACTCATATCAGTATCCCAACACAAAACCCGATCCAAGCCCACACCGCGTACCAATAAACCTTGGCAATCGCCATCTTAGCCACCTCAAGCCACGTCACATCGCATGGTTGCTTATCCTCGACCGGCATATCGCCAATCTCGTCCGCCAACTCTCTAAAGAAGTCGTTCAGATCCTGTCCGCACGTATCGGCCCTCGGCGCCACAACCTTCTCGTTCGTATACTCAGTATTTACAGGCTCATAAGGCTTCGCCCCGTCCGCCCTCTTGAAATCATACCGATAATTGTAACTCCCATCCCGGTGGACGATCACCTCATGTATCGTTATTGCCCCTGGCAGGTCGTTTGGCTCAGTCATTCTGTCCACCCAGGATGAACCCTGCAATACTCACCACAAAATGACCGATCAGTAAACCAGGACATCCAGACAATTACCCCGCGACCGTAGACGTGAAATCCCATAGTCGTAACCTCCGACACCTTAACCCTGAACGATTGCCCTCTGTTTGGGTACGCTGGCCAGATCCACAGGCAATCCCCAACCTGATACTCTTTCCCCACATCGAAACGACTTGGATCCCCTTCACGGCTCGGCCGGTGCCCGACCTCTGAAAAGCTATTTTTGCCGGATTTTGTCTCGCTGTCAATAGGCAGTGCTCTGGAATTATCGATATTGGGCGGTTTTGCCCCATCCAAAATCTGTCGAAAATGCTGAGAATTATTCGTCATGGTCACAATTACAATTAAATGAGTTTTCGCCGCAGTGGTTGCACTCGTTTTTCGGCATCAAATCAACCTCGCTCATTGAGGGTGGGGGATGCGCGGCTCTCAGCTCCGCCTCGGACCGAAAATGGCCGTCAGGGATCGAGGGGTCGTAGATTATTGGGTTACTGGCCATCCTGATCTCCCTTCTCGTCATTTTTCTCAAATCCAACAGTGTCCAAGTCGCTACCCAACTCAGTATTTGCGTCGAAATAGTCGCTCATCATGTCTTGCACGGCGTCGGCATATGCTGGCGGCATGGTATCTTTAATTAGCACCCACAAGGCAAGTAATGCCCTTTCGGTATTCTGTAGTCTCTTTTCTATATTCGTCATTCCCCCCATAAATCTTTGACATTCATGACAAAGGCCGCTCTGATTTGTTGCCTTTCCTTGGTTACACTCTCTACAATTCATCCTATTCCCCTCCCTTCTCGTCGCCCTTAACCTCGTCAAAGACAAAAAGGGAGGTTTTAGCGTCGTAGTGGCCAACATTGTACTTTATAGCACATGCAATGCGGCCGTCTTCCCTTCCAATGATCTGTCCTAAGCCGAATCCAGCAAAACCCAAGACCACTGCTAATATAAAAACGAAACATCCGCCATCATTACCCATCCTATCTCCTCTGCCCTACCGGACAATCTTGTAATTATCTAAAACCTTCGGACAATCCCGTAATATTACTAAATAGTCCGTGTCGGACAACAAAGTATGGTTTTAAACCGATGGAATTTCCACCAAAATACAACTGTGCAATATCGCACGACTTACAACCTTTTTACCCACTTTCATTTGGAAAAATCAGCTTTTAAACTAACATTCCTCACCTAAACAACACCACACACTCGTAGTGCCCTCAGTAGTATTGAGGGATACCAAGGGAGTTGTACTGCTGTTTCTCTTCCTGCCACCCTGACGCGCTGCACTTGTCGGCAAAACAGGCAAAAAGCGCCCGTTTCG